ATGGAAAGGACATCTTTCAGTTTGTTATTCTACATTCGCCGAACAAAACTTAATAAATTCGGCGAAGCGCCCATTTTTATGCGCCTTACAGTTAACGGGAATCGTTCGGATGCTTCAGTCAAGCGCTTCATCGCACCACGTTTGTGGAATTCAAGTAAGGGTAAAGCTACGGAAAAAGGTTTAGGTTGTCGGGATCTAAACTTGTATTTGGATGCTATTTCCTCGAATATTCTTCGCATTCTACGAGATATGGAGTTAGCGGGAGAAGAATTGTCCGCACGATCGATTCTCGACCGTTATTTGGGAAAGAATTTACCGGAGCGTCGGACACTTGTTGAGGTCTTTCGTGCACATAATGAGAAATGCCGTAAACTATCGGGTATCGATTATGCTCCGGCGACGGTATCCCGGTATGAAACCTGTTTGAAGTTACTTTGTAATTTTCTGTCTGTTCATTATCAGAAAGAAGATTTTTATTTGAATGAATTACCGCAGGATTTTATCGAGGAGTTTGAACTGTATTTGAAAACGAATCGAAAATGCGGTCACAATACGACGATCAAATACCTTGCTAATTTCAAGAAAATTACGCGACTTTCACTTGCCCGCGGCTGGTTGAATAAAGATCCTTTTTCCGAGTATAAATTTCATCTGAAACCTGTCGAACGGGATTTTCTCGAATGGCATGAATTGCAACGTCTCAAAGATAAATATATCGATATTCCCCGAATGGCCCAGATCCGTGATATTTTCGTCTTTTGCTGCTTCACAGGATTGGCTTTTTCGGATGTGAAACAGTTGAGGCCCGAACATATTGTTTTGGACATCAATGGGGCGAGATGGATTCGTAAGTCACGTCAGAAAACGCAGAACATGTGTAATATTCCTCTGTTGGATGCAGCAAATGAAATTTTGTCGCGCTATGCGGACAACGATTACTGCCAAAAGCGCGGAGTTTTACTTCCTGTATGCAGCAATCAAAAGATGAATTTATATTTGAAGGAATTGGCAGATATATGTGGTATTCGAAAGCATCTATCCACCCACACGGCTCGTCATACTTTCGCCACGCTTACGCTTGCCAGCGGAGCTGCCATTGAGAACGTGGCCAAAATGCTCGGACATTCCGATACGAAGATGACACGTCATTACGCACGGATCTTGGATACGTCGATCATGCGGGATATGCAGCTTGTTGCAAAAAATATGGCACAGTAATCATCGTGTTGTCTTTTCTCATCGATGATCGTGAAAGATAAGAGAAAGATAGTGAAAACTATTTATTACAGATAAATTTCGTTGATTTGTATATTCCCGTTTTGTGGTAATATTTCTGCCGGAATCGATTTATTCGGTTCCGGCAGAAATATTCGATCAGCTATCAATTCTATTGTCTATTTGCTGTTTGTCCGCAAGGAAATTTTATGTAAGTAACAGTGTAAGTTACAAAGAATATCGGTCGGGAGTTGTCACCTTTGCACCGTAACCAACTAATCTCGATTATGGATAAAGACGACAAACTCCGCCTTGCGGAAATTCATGCAATGGTCAAGACGCTTTCCGTGGACCTTCAATTTTTGAGACGCCACCGCAACGTGCTTTTCGGGACACCGGTTCTGGAGTTCAACGAGGTTTGCTCGGTGCTTCACCTGAGTGCCCGTCAGGTGCAGCGCCTTCGTGAGCGCAAAGAACTCGTCGGGTTCAACGTGGGGCGCCGGCGCTTGTACTTTCAGACGGAGATCTATGACTACCTCTCCCGTTTGGAGAGAGAAAACCTCAAACATCCCGAACAGTCAATGGAACAGTGATTATGGAGCGACCGAACAATCCCAATGAAACGAAGTATCTGCTGATCGGGGAAGAGGAGTTCGAACGTCTTCTGCGCAGCTATTACATTCTCGGCAAGGGGCTTCTGGCTTTCGAATATCTCTGCGGTCACAGCGACCGTCCGATGTACCTGTCAGCCGAGGGCGTGTGCGAAGTGCTCGGCATTACGCGCGACGAGTTGGACGAGCACCGCCTGAAACGACAGATCAAGGCGAAAGTTTTCCAGCGGCAGATGATGTACAGCCTCTACGATCTGGTACTCCTCGCCGAACGTCTCGTGCGCCATAAGATCCGGTACAGGCTCTCGAAAGCGCCCCGCTTCGATGCGACGGGCCAACGCCTGTGATTCGCGTTGTATCTCAGCTTATCAAGACCGGTCGTTTGCGGCCGGTCTTTTTCTCCGATTTCGTAAAAGCGACGAAACGACAGCAGGAAGAAAGGAGGTATAGACAAATACCATATATCCGATCTACCGGCCCGCTTCGAGGGAAGCCTTTCGGAACTCTTTGAGCAGCGTCATCAACTCCAATGCGGCTTTACGAGCCCTCCGTCCGGCTGCCTTGTTGCCTTTGAATCACTGAAGATATGCATCCTTCTGAAAAGCTGCGATGCGATCGTTGATCTGTTCGAGTAATTTTTCCATATCGATTTTTATTTGGTCGTTATGAAACAAATATAGGCAAAATCGGCTGCTGTCGGACTCTTTGCCCGCTTTTTTATGCATGATACGGTATCGTCCCGGTCGGACGCGGGGCAAGTTAGCGGCAGGCTCACAGTCCCTTATCGCCTTTTCCGCGCACGATCTTCCCTTCTTCGAACGGTATCGCACGCGGAAAAGTCGCACGGGCCGCCTGCCGCAGTTTCCGCCCCGTCGTCCGACCATGCAGGACATTCGGTCTGGCGACACAATAAGAATATTCACCAAATTGTTTCGAACCATGAACATCTATCGGATTTCGGCGGAAGGCTACGCCATGTATCTCTTCCGCGTTGCGGCGCGTACACAAGCTGCCGCCTGTATGAAGCTCTCAGTGCTGCTCGGCATAGCGGCCGAGAACTGTCGCGTTATGGAAACACTTCCTCTGAACGACCATGTACGGGAAATCGAATCCTGCCGTACGCGGGTGTCTGCGCGATGATATGCTGGATGGACCAGAAGAGCTTTACACGCTTGACGCTTACTCCCGACTATCGAACTACTTCGGAGATACAGAGGGCACAAGGCTTGTTGGAGGAAGTTTTGCCCACTATTCCCGATGCGGAACTGTTGTACGGCGTTTTCTATAATGAAAATACGGAATATTGCACGTTCGAACAGAGCCGTATCTGTTTCCGACGCAACGGAATCCTCTTTCGGATCAATAAGCAGTATTTTCCCAAACCGACCTATGCGATCGACATCGACACCTCGAATTTCAAGCACATAGATCTTCATATGCAGGCTCATATCCGGGATAAATATCCGGCACCGCACCGCATCGGTATCCTTTCCGAGCGTAAGGTCAATATTTGGGTGGACTACCTGACTAAGATTTGGCACGACCTGGAACACCTCGATCGAGAACGCAATGCCCATATCTCCGCCCATCGATCGCGGTTGAACAAACTCCCGGATGTTAAGTGGAACAAAGATCGGGACAGAGGATCTATCGAGCGTAACGGTCTCTGCTACAGTTTCCGCTACGAAACGGGCACGATTCAGGAAAAGGTATCGCTTGATTACGGCCCCTGCACGCTCGACGACTTCCTGGCTCTTTCAGATAACCGCTACAGACCGAAATGCTGAACCTTTTTCAAAACGATTCCGAATCGGGAATGATACCCTTTCCGGAATATTTCATACGCAACCTGTATGTCCATCGCTTCCGGCTGTCGAGCCGGAGCGCTGACACGCGCCGCCGGATCGTCCGCTGGCTGTTTCTGCATTTCCACGTCTATGACTACCACCCTGCGGATGCTGAAACTACGGGACGCTACCTTTCGCGGGAACGGTTCTCGCCCCTGCTCTTTATGACGCTGACCGAGGATTTTCGCAAGGACTCCTCGCTGTGTCTGCGGATAATCTCCACCGACTTCTATACGCTCTATCTGGAAGGGAACGTCTATTGTGACGGCCGGTGGCATAACATTCGACTGTAACCTGTTCCCGCCTGAAAGCGGCGGGAACGCAAACCTGTTTTACGACGATGCGGCCTGACGTGCGGCAACATCCATACGACGCTCGACGAGCTCACGTGTCCGGATTGGGACTTTCCTACGCATCCCGACACACGGATAGGAAACGTCGAACCGATCGAGATGCCGGAGCGGAAGGCTTAAAATTATCAATACGAACTAATCTATGACCAAATACAGATTTTATGAGGACAGGAAGGTCTCGGTATAGGAGCGCATCTACTTTTCCATCGAGGCCGCAACGATCGAGAGGGCCGAGGCGCAAGCTGCGGCGATCGCTCACAGGTCCCTTTACGCTGCGGCGTGCGACGACGCTGCGATCGAAATCGAGGAGAGCGAAACGCACTACGAAACGATCCGAGAGATCGCTCCGTCCGAGAACGAGGGTCGTGCTACGGTCCGAATCCACAGTGTAGACGACGACAATTACCGGATAATCGCCGACAACGGTCCGACATCGGAAACGAACGAAACGCTAAATTGAATTAAGACCTATGAAACGATTTGAAAAAATTGCTAAGCGCTATGCGCTTGCGAACAGCTATTTCAAAAACCGGCTGCTTATCTGGCCGGATACGCTTTGCGAAATTCACGATTACCTGCAACAACACGGTGAACTGCCGTTCCGCTACGACGGGGATAACTGGCCCTACGACGCACTGTGCGAGCGGCAGAAGCGACGCGGTGTCCGCCTGTCGCAGTACCTTACGCCCGATGCTACGGCCCGGCGGATCGCCGCCCTTGCCGTGCGGTATTTCGAGAATGACAGCCGTATCATGGACGTCTGCTGCGGTACGGGACAACTCACCCGGGCCTTGATCGCCGAAGGCGTGCATCCCTCGCAGATCGTGGGATTGGAAGTCGACCGGGAGCTGGCGGACTTTTACGCACGCCTGTATCCTGTGACGCAAACGCTGATCGGGCCATATCGGGACATCGATTTCCGCTGCGAGAACGTCGTTGCCAACCCTCCTTTCGAAACGACGGAGGTCGTCGATTTTCTTTCGTGGCTTGCGAAGGTACAACAGCCGGGCGACCGGAGTGTGTTGCTACTTCCGCACGGTTTCATCGACAAACAGCGCCCCAAGGGCATACAGGAAACGTTGCGGCAATTCAAGGTTCTGTACCGTACACCTATGCAGGAGCGGTTCGTGCGGACAAATGTCGCGGCTGAAATAGTCGTTCTGGAGCGACGATAGCTCCATTGCGAAGTATTTCGGCAGGCCGCTCGCTCCCGGTTCTGCATTTCAAGTCGGGAGCGGGAACGGTTGCGGTATTGCCGTTTCCGCGATTTTTCGTACTTTTACAGAGTACTGGCATTGTTCGATGATGTAAGCAAGACGCCTATGACGACTCTTCGCTGCGTGGTGGAACGCATCACCTATCAGAATCCCGAAAACGGGTATTCGGTATTGAAAGTCAAAGTAAAGGGCTACGATGATCTGGTTACGCTCGTGGGCAACCTGCTGGAAGTTCCCGTGGGGAGTGTCCTGCTGTGCCGGGGCGAGTGGAAAGTGGACAAACGTTACGGCAGCCAGTTCGTTGCCGCAACGTGGGAGGAGACGATGCCCGCCACGGTTTACGGCATCGAGAAATACCTCGGCAGCGGACTGGTGAAAGGCATCGGTCCCCGTTTCGCCCGTGCGATCGTCCAGCGATTCGGTGCGGCGACGATCGAAGTGATCGAAACCGACATCGAACGGCTCTACGAGGTGCCGCAGATCGGCCGCAAGCGCGTGGAGAAGATCCGCGAGAGCTGGGAGCGGCAGAAGGAGATCAAGAACGTGATGCTGTTTCTCCAAAGCTACGGCGTAAGCACGGCCTATGCCGCCAAGATCTACCGAGAGTACGGCTCGGAGAGTATCGACAAGGTTCGGGAGAATCCTTACCGCCTCGCCGACGACATCTGGGGCATCGGCTTCAAGACCGCCGACGGCATCGCCGGCAAGATGGGCTACGGGAAGAACGATGCCCGCCGGTGCCGGAGCGGGATCCTTTACACGCTCGGCCAACTCTCGGACGAGGGACACGTCTATGCCGAACGGGAACAACTCGTGCAAGCGGCCTGCACGCTGCTCGAAGCCGACGCGGCACCCGTCTGCGAAGCGTTGGAGCGGATGATCCTCTCCGAGGAGTTGATAACGGAGCGGGAGGCGATCTACCTGCCGGCGTTCTATCATGCGGAGTGCGGCGCGGCACGGCGGCTGAAAGAGCTCGCGGAGAGTGCGGGCCGCACGTTGTTCACTACGGAGCTTGACCCCGGCGTTCTTACCGCAGAAACGGGCATCGACTACGACGACGTGCAGCTCGCTGCGATCCGGCAGGCCGTGACCTCCAAGGTCATGGTGCTCATAGGCGGCCCCGGCACGGGTAAGACGACCACTACGCAGGGCATCATCGCGGCGTTGAAGAAGGCGGGGCTGCGCGTTCTGCTGGCGGCACCTACGGGACGGGCGGCCAAACGCATGAGCGAAGCGACGGGTATGGATGCCAAGACCATTCACCGGCTGCTGGAATACAATCCGCAGGACGGTTATAAACGCAACGACGAAAATCCGCTGGACGGCGACGCCCTGATTGTGGACGAATGCTCGATGATCGACATCCTACTGATGAACAACCTGATGAAAGCCGTTCCGGTGACGATGCGTCTGGTGCTTGTGGGTGACATCGACCAGCTGCCGAGCGTCGGTGCAGGCAATGTCCTGCGCGACATCATCGACTCGCAGAAGATTCCCGTCGTGCGCTTGACGCGAATCTTCCGGCAGGCACAGAAGAGCCGGATCGTGATGAGCGCCCACGCCATCAATCAGGGCCGTTTCCCCGATATGAGCAACGGCCGCGATACGGATTTCTTCTTTATGAAGGAGGAAGACCCCGAACGGGTGGCTGCCACGGTCGTTCGGCTGGTGAAGGAGCGCCTGCCGCGCGCCTATGGACAACGGCCGGACAAGATTCAGGTTCTCACGCCGATGCAGCGGGGCATCGTGGGTGCCGCCAACCTGAACCTGTCGTTGCAGGAGGCCCTGAACCCTTCGGGGCCGAGCCTGAATCGCGGAGGCTACACCTACCGTCAGGCAGACCGGGTGATGCAGGTGCGCAACAATTATGATAAGGAGGTTTTCAACGGCGACCTGGGGTATGTCGAGAGCGTGAATACGGAAGACCGGACGCTGACGGTGGATTTCGACGGCCGCAGCGTGGAGTACGACGTAACGGAGCTCGACGAGCTGACGCTGGCCTACGCCACGACGATCCACAAGGCGCAGGGATCGGAGTATCCGATCGTGGTCCTGCCGGTGCTGATGACCCATTACGTGATGCTCCAGCGCAACCTGATCTACACGGGTATCACACGGGCCAAGAAGATCTGCGTTCTGATCGGTGCGACGAAGGCCCTTGCCTGCGCCATCCGGAATCAGGCCGTGCTGAAACGCAATACCAAACTCAAGGAGCGGCTGAACCCCGCCTTGAACACGTGATCCGGGCGATCGCCTTTCGACGACGGATCGGATCACTTACCGCAGCAGATGCCGAAGGGCTTCGAGGGGATGATACAGCAGCATCCGGGGTCCGGCATAGCGCATCACGGCCCGAATCTTTTCCCGCTGTGCCGGAGCGTAGCAATGAACCTTGCACTGTTTGCAGGAGCCTTTGAGAGGGCCGTAGCGGCAGGTTTCCAACCGCCGGCAGGCGTAGGACAAAAGGCTGCGGCACGCCTCGCACAGCTCCGCGTTGTGCTCCTTGCGACGGCAATAGAGGCGTATCATCCGTTCTACCGTCCGTTTTTCCCGTTCGATGCGATCCATCCTATTTCGCCTTTACGGTCAGCAGCTCCCGCCAGTCGGTCGTATAGCGCGGCGAGAGATGTTCGCGGTTCATACGGAACGGCTCGGTTCCCTGTGCCGCGATGACGATGCTGCCCCGGCCATAGACCTTGTTCACCCGATCCAGAGCCTCCATCAGTCGTGCGTGCTTCCCCTTGTCGGGCGGTGCGAACAGAGTGCCCTGCACGCCCGTTGCCGGTACGATCTGCGCGAGTGTCACACCGGCTTTTTTGTACCCGAACCCTGGACGATAAATTTGCCGCAGCGCTGCACGGGCCTGCCGGACGATCTCCAGCGTGCTGTCGGTAGGTTCGGGTAAGGTCAGCACGGCCGTTTCATAGCGCTGAGGCTGGTCGTCCCGGTGGCGGTTGGTGAAAATGAATCCGTGTATCTGCCCGCAGAGAGCACGCTGGGCGCGGAGCTTCTCGGCGCACATCGAAGCGAACTCCGCGACGATGCGTTCGAGCTCCTCCCGCTCGTAGATCTCCTTGGGGAAACTGCGCGAGACGGTGATCTGCTGCTTCTGCTGCGGCATCTGTTCGAAGCCGATGCACTCGATGCCCTGTAACTCGCGCCACGTCCGCAGACCCGTAATCCCCATGCGCCTGTGTATCCACTCTTCGGGCAGCTCGATGAACTGCCGGGCGGTCGTGATGCGCATCGAATCGAAGAGCTTGCCGTAGCGGCGTCCGATACCCCAGACCTCGTGCAGGGGAAAGGTCGCAAGTACCTTTTCGATGTCCTCGGGCCGATGCATGTAACAGCAGCCGTCGAGCTTCGGGTAGCGCTTGGCCAGCTTCGAGGCGATCTTGGCCAGAGTCTTGGTCGGCGCGATGCCGATGCTCACGGGAATGCCCGTGTTGCGGCGTATCGTGCGGCCGATGCGACGTCCGTAGTCGTCTAACGGCTCGGCGATGCCGTGCAGGTCGAAGAATGCCTCGTCGATGGAGTACACCTCGACGGAGGGGACGAGCGTGCGGAGTGTCGCCATCACACGGCGCGACATGTCGCCGTAGAGGGCGAAGTTGGCCGAAAAGACGGCCACGCCGTGCCGGTCGATAAGCCCCTGTACCTGATAGAGCGGCTGTCCCATGCCGATGCCGAGAGCCTTGGCTTCGTTCGAGCGGGCGATGATGCAGCCGTCGTTGTTCGACAGCACGACCATGGGGCGCCCGACAAGATCGGGACGAAAGACCCGCTGGCAGGAGGCGTAGAAGTTGTTGCAGTCGCAAAGGCCGTACATCGAAGGTGTTATTTGAAGGTTTTGACGACGTGACGCACCACGCCCCAGATCGAGAATTCGTTGTCGGCATCGACGCGAATGGGCGGATATGCGGGATTGGACGGCAGGAGCCAGGCCCCCGCAGCTTCCAGCTTGACCCGTTTGACGGTGAACTCCCCATCCACGTAACAGACGGCGATGCATCCGTCGTAAGGCTCGACGGCACGATCGACGATCAGCAGGTCGCCGTCGCCGATACCGTCGCCCGTCATGCTGTCGCCCTCGACACGCACGAAAAATGTCGAGGCAGGATTCGGCACCAGCTCACGGTTCAGGTCGAGCGGCATGTCCAAAAAGTCGTCCGCCGGCGACGGGAACCCCGCCCTGACCGTGCCGCCCGACAGAGGAACTTCGCACGGAGTAGACAGGCCCGGACGAAAGATTCGCAGTGTTTTTTTATCCATTCTTCTACATTTTACGGAACAGGTGTGAGTCTGTACCGGCCTTGAAACAGCACCTCGGGGAGCGGATCGGCGGACATCTCTCCGGCCCAGTAGCGCACGGCTGCGGCGGCTATGTCGCGGGCCGTGGCCGTACGCTCGTCTATGGCGTCGAGCCAGCGCATGTCCCCTGTAAAACGGTCATACGTTTCGAGGATTTGCACTTCGCATAGCTGTGCCGAGGACATGCCGCTGTAATTCCTGTAATATTCGCAGGACGCTCTCTCCGTGAAGAAATAGGCGCAGTCGGTGCGACCGATACGCATGTGCGGAGGACGGTGCAAATCGAATGCCGCATCCCAGATGCAGCAGACGCACGCCTGATGCTCCGGATTGAAAGGGTCGAGCTGCGGAAAGTGGTCGGCAAGCGAGGGAATCGTTTGCAGGATGCTTTGGCCGCTTAACAGCGACTGGACATAAACAAGACGCATGATTTGCGCGTGCCGAGCATAGTCGGGGTGTCGCAGGTTGTTGTCGCGCGTTTTCGTATCGAGATCGATTCCGATTTGCGTACGGTCGGATTCCAAACGGTAGAGTGCCATTGCGAGATTCTGTTTCGGGTGCCTGCAAATATAGCGATAAGACACCGAAAAGAACACGTAATTTTCGATTTTCCTTCGCCTCCGGTTGCCTGCGGGGAAGCTCGGCACGCGCACGGCCGCTGCCGCGCCCTCGTCGGCTGCGGACGGGAAAATCATCCTCGGCGTCGGCATACCTCCGCCCTGCGGTATTTTCCCGTCGCTGCGCCGCCGTCGCGCACCGGTGTTCTTCCCGAGGCAACCGGTACGTCCGGGATAATACAGATCGTCTGCCCGACAGATTCGGAGGCGGTCGAGGTTGTTCCGCGACGCTCCGGTCTTCGCTTTTCGTTTACGAATCTCTAAACCGATAACGAACCATGACACATGATCCGACGAAGGGCTGTTATACCCTCGACACGTTACGGGCATTGAATCCGCTTTACGACCACGAACACGGCCTGACACAGCAGGACGTCGAAGCGGTCAATGCCATGAAGAAATACATCGAATCGACACGCAGCGCCGACAGGCCGCAGTGCGGCGATCGAGTGCGATACGTTTCCCGCCACGGTGACTATGCCGGCAGTGCATTGATCGCCTACGACAGAAACGATATGCTCACCGTCTGTATCTGTCCTTACGATCCCTTCGCCTCGCGGACGAAAGACGGCGTACAGTGCTGTAGCAGCGGAGGCCCCTTTACCCATGTCGCGGCTGCCGCATTCCGCTATGAGGGTCCCCGGCGGGGTTCTTTCAAAATCTGGGGTCACGACGGACCTTGCGGCAACGGGTCGATCCGCTTCGAAGCCGAAGTCGCGGGGTGGAGCTACCGCGAACCCGATCCGCTCTATGGCGACTTTACGACCGAGGCGTGGCGCAGGCTCTATGTCTATCGGATCGAACGGCCGTGCGGCAGCGATCTTTATCGCACGAACGGCCGGGAGATCGGCGACGAAGCAGCGTTCCAGACGTTCCTGCACGACTACAAAGCTACCGTATTTCCGGGACGTTCGCCCCGGCAGCTGGTCGTCTGGTGCTACCGCCCTGCGGAGAGACCTCTGCCGCAGGAGCAGTGGGATGCGCTCGACGCGCCGATCGTCGATTGCCGTATCTACAACGTCCCGCAACCCGTGAAGATTCTCTACGACGATCTTCGGCACGAACGGATCGTCTATTACGTTCCGCCCACACTCCATATCCATTAAATCCCTATAACATTATGAATGACGACACACTGATCGTTACCGAAACCGAGGGCGATACGTTCGACTTGCAGCTCTCGGAGTCTTCGACGCCCGAAACCTTTCGACGCCGGGCCGCTTCGCTGACGGGAAGCGGCCTTTCCGAATCCGAAGCGCGGCATGTAGTTGCGACGACGCCCGTTCCGATGGAGATTTTCTGCGACTCCGAGCGCGGAATCTTCGCTGTCGAAGCCGAACCGCTCGCCTACAGCCCGCTGTTCAATCCCTACACGGGAGAGGAGATCCCGAACGAGAACCTCCGAACGGAGGATGCGAAACTTTCCGACAGCCGGATCACAACGGAAAGAGATAAGATGCTGGAACGATACGAGGCGATCGACCGAATACACCGCCGACGCCTCGTCGATCTGATGACAGGAATCGTTTCCGAAATGACGGGCCAAAGCCTCGATTCAGGCAACGAATATCCGGCATCGGACGAACGCCAGGATAAATGCTATGTCACAGCTTTCCGGATAAAACATGCTGTGTTGTATGCCTGCCTGTCGTACGACTACGGAGGGGATCGCTGCGTGCCGGTGCGGGACCTCGAAGTCGGACAGCTTTTCGATGTCTTGCGGATGATGCTGCAAGACCTCTGAATATCATTCCAACCCGTTTGCCCCGTAATCGCCGTTGATTACGGGGCGCATTTGTTTTACCATGAAATTTACCGCTTATGAGCCACGAAATCATCAAAAACATCTTCGTCACCGCCGACCGGCGCGTGATCGTCTGCCATGCGCCCGGCAATATCCAACCGCAGATCTTTCATGAGGAGGAATACGAACCCCTGACCGAACTGTTGCGCAAGGAGGGCTACGAACGCCTGGAGGAGGAAATCCTCTATCTCTTTTTTCTGGGGGTCTGGCAGAACGACCTGCGGCACGGCCGTGCCGTCGCCCGCGCTATCGAGCAGGAGCGGATGGATGTTTACGAACTCTGGAAACGATGCGATCGGGACGTATCGTTCCGACGGGAGTTTATCAGACATTTGGCCACCTATCTCGAACCTTTGACGGTCGAATTGCCGAACCTATAAAACCTCGATACGACTATGCAAGTGAAATTATTGCGTCAGGCCGCAGGTCGGGATGACCGGATCGTCGCGGCCTATGAAGATGTGACCTTCCTGAACGAACACGTCGGATGGTACCCCATTATAAAAGACCGGTTCCGTAAGGCGAACGATATAGTTGTCGTCGTACTGCGTGTCGGCGACGTTTGTTTCGAAGCCGGAAGTATGTTTCGCAGAGGAATGCTCCGCAAGGAATATATCGAAGCGCGGACTGCGGAAGCTCGCAACCTGCGAGCCGCCGTGCAACGCCGTATGGCGAGCTGCCAGTGGATTCCGTCGTCTTACGTGGCAGCCTACGAAGCACTGGGTTGGGATGCCCGGCCGTTGAAGGGGCATCGCACCCGTATGCGCGAACTGTATGCTGCGGAAGACCGAAGACGGGAACAAGTGCGGATCGAACGGGAAAATGACGACAGCGGCAAGAGGAAGCGCGGCTGAGAACGTCATTGAAACGGGCCGAGGCTGCTTTTCGGGAGGGAGGATTCGTCGAAACGGAACTCTTTGTTGCCTTGTGCGGCAAATATGGGATCAATATCCACCCCCGGGCGCTCGGCATGCTGCAAAGACGGATTGCCGATTTATCCCGAACGCAGATCCATTGCAAAGGCGTATGCCGAGGTTTCCGTATCTCGTCGTTGCGCGGATGCCGCGAATTGATCGATCGCTTGGCGGAAAAACTAAAATAGATTTTCAAATATTCACCCTGTAATTTAACTCAATATGAAAATTATGTGTCAGGAGCACTACGACGAAGTAGTGCGTTATGCCGAACGAATCGGCGACAAAACATTGGAAGAACGGTTGAACGATCTGAAACGGTGGGAGCGGAATCCGAACTGTCCTTGTGAAATCGAACTGTATAAGGATTCTGCGCCTTATTCCTTTCTTTTCAGGCAGCGCTATGCCGACGGCAGTACAGGCATTGTCGGCGGACTGGTCTATCACGGCACACCCGATCGTTCGGGATGTTACTGCGAACCGAGAATCCGCGGCTGGGAAATTCATACGTGAAATGCGGATTCTGATTTGACAATGAATCTTGATTAATAAATGACGTATAAAAAACGAACCGATGAAACAAAATAAAAGTATTATAGACCGCTATTTCGACTATATGCGGGATAGCTGGTGCGAAGAAGAATGCCGCACGATCTTCGGCACACGGGCTGCGAGCGTGTGGAAAGTGTGGTGCCGAAGTATTGCACCTGACCTGTGCGGTGCAGCCCGACGATTCTATGTCGCTCTCGATAGGGGCAATCGGCGGCTGTTGATCGAGCACATTGCGTGTGCTGTTCGAGGACAAGACGAGGAATGCCTTTCTAAGGAGCCGAGTGTCCTTGTTTGCGAAAGATGCGGCTCGCGTGAGATACAGATGATGGCGTGGGTCGATCCTAATACGTTGGAGTATGTATCCTCGATAGACGCGGATGCTGACGATCAATGGTGCGACGCATGTCAGGAGCACGTATGGTTTTGCTCGCTCGAAGAGTTCGGAGATAACCTCGATGCCTGGTGGTTGGCAGTGGACTTCCCGAAAATGGAACGAATTACGGGATTGTCTGCGGCGAATTATCCGGCGGATGACGAGGGACAAGCGTTCCTCGATGCCTGCAACACTTGGTGGAAAGCCCTCGACTATGAACGAAAACGGGCTATCTGGATGGAGAACGACCAGAGTCGGACGGAGCGGCAAAACGAAGACGAAAACGAGATGTAATCAAGTTCAATAACATGAAATAATCGATTGGGTGAAATTTCCAGTCTGGAAAATTGTCATTTTATCAATATATCGTAGAACAATAAATTGCACTCTATAGCATGATAACATGAAGAATTTTAATTGATCCAGGTCCATATTGAAAAACAGACGTAACCGTGATACTTTTTTAATTTGTATAACACGTCAGTGTCCAATTTGAAAGATACAGGGGTTAAATAAGTCGTACTTTGCAGTTGAAAATTAATGTTATCATATTTTTTCGCAATAGCTATAAACTCCTTCTCCCGCCTATCCATCATATTGAGAACATCTTCGAAAGATTCTTGAAGGAGCCAAAGATTTTGTGCATATCTGGTAGGAGAAACAAATTCCCATGTATTTATTTTCCATATAGCTTCAGGCGGTTTTTTTCCGCCCATATGTGCTCCTTTGATCTGTTTTCTTGACGGTTCTATGCCAACAATTTCAGATACAATGTCCGGTTTATCATTTAACGTATCAATCCAAAGTAAACATTTATAATTCGTGTCTGAATTTACTTCCGACTTTTCACTGCTTATAATATTATTTGAATCCTCTTGAACTGTAATTTGATAATCTATCGAACAGTGATAATCACATAATTTCTCAATTACGCGGGTGGATAGGTCAAATTGCAGCCAAGGTTGATCTACATAGTATGTCAAGGCTCGCAGTTGAATATGAATTCCATGATATTTTTCTTTAATAAACGTAAAAGAAAAAGGCAAGGTTAATGATAATACAGCAAAAATGCAGTCCACTAATCAGTTAGGTGTTTAGCTCATAATACTGCATAAGCTGAAAAAGGAGGTTCGATAAAAGTTGCGAAAGACTTCAGTTCCCATATCGTTACTGATATAATAGGAACAAGAAACGGTACAACAGGTTATATTTCAGTAATTTGCACAATTTTTCATACTTGGAGACAACTCGCTTGATATTAACTTTGTAACAATCAAAAAAGTATGAAAACGAGTATGAGCAGATCGACTTTCAAAATCCTCTTCTACGTGAAGAAGGGCAGCGAGAGAGCCAACGGCTATCTCCCCCTGATGTGCCGTCTTACGGTGGACGGCGAAATCAAGCAGTTCAGCTGCAAGCTGGACGTACCCCCGAAACTTTGGGACGTGAAAACGGCACGTGCCACCGGCAAGAGCGTCGAGGCACAGAAAATCAATGCGGCGGTTGACCGGATACGTGTGGACGTGAACCGTCGTTACCAGGAACTGATGCAGTCCGACGGCTATGTCACTGCTGCCAGGCTGAGGGATGTCTACCTCGGACTGGGCGTGAAACGGGAGACTTTGCTGAAACTCTTCGAACAGCACAACGAGGAGTTCATCAAGAAAGTGGGACACAGCCGCGTACAGGGGACATACAACCGCTACCGTACCATATACAAGCACCTGTGCGAGTTCGTCCCGAAAGTGTACCGACGTGACGACATCCCCCTGAAGGAACTCAACCTGACCTTCATCAACAACTTCGAGTATTTTCTGCGTACGGAGAAGAAATGCCGCACCAATACCGTATGGGGTTACATGATCGGGCTCAAGCACATCATCTCCATCGCCCGCAACAGCGGTGCACTTCCCTTCAATCCCTTCGCCGGGTACATCAACTCCTTCGAGAGCGTTGACCGGGGCTACCTGACGGAGCGTGAGATACAGACGCTGATGGAGGTCCCGGTGAAAAGCGGGACCTGCGAACTGGTACGTGACCTCTTCATCTTCTCGGTGTTTACCGGACTGGCATACGCAGACGTGAAGGCGCTGACGACTGACCGGCTCCAGACCTTCTTCGACGGCAACCTCTGGATCATCACCCGCCGGCGGAAGACGAACACCGAGTCCAACATCCGCCTGCTGGACGTTCCCAGGCGCATCATAGAGAAGTACAAGGGGCTGTCCAAGGACGATCATGTATTTCCGGTACCGAGCAGCAGCAGATGCAACGTCATATTGAAGGAACTTGGTAGGCAGTGCGGTTTCAAGATACGGCTGACCTACCATGTTGCCCGGCATACGAACGCCACCACTGTGCTGCTCTCGCACGGTGTGCCCATCGAGACCGTAAGCCGTCTTTTGGGTCATACGGATTTGAAAACCACCCAGATATATGCCCGGATAACCAACCAGAAGATCAGCAGCGACATGGAAGTCCTGTCCCATAAGCTGGAAAAGATGGAGAAGGAGATATGCGATGCCATCTGAGGGAAGGCATTTACGGGACGAGTGATTTTTCCCCTTCTTCATCAAAGTTCCGCCGTCCCCGCGGATCTGCGCGTTTTCCCTCCGGTTTCCGGCAGAAAATTTCCGTACGGTGAAATTTTCTGCCGGAAAAACGCTCCGAATGCGCGGGTGACGGACGGGAAAATTGATTCAGAAGGCGAAAACTGCGACCGACGTAGTGCATGTGCGACAAGGAAAAAGGAAAAGAATTGTCCAGGAGCCCCTTTTCATGTCGGGATACGGCATGAAAAGGGGCTCCGGCTGTGGTGAAGGCTCTCCTGCTCCCTCTGCATTGCATGTACGGGTGGTTTTGCCCATATCCACGTCCGCCGGTATTGCTTCTTTTCCGACAGCCGACCATCCTGTCACTTCCCTGTAATCCTCCTCAAAATCAACACCGCCGTATAAACTGCATGAAAACCCGGGCACGCTTCCTGTTTCCAATCCCATATCCATTCCTTCCGCAACATCACGTATTGCCGTTCTCATTTCATATCCTTGAATATTTCTCCAAACATACCGAAGACAGAAAAGCTGCATGGAATCTAAATTCTCACCGGACAGACAATAGATAGAAGGAAGTAATCTGTCATCCTCATTTCTTGCGGCAAAAATAGTTGTTTTTCAGGCCGGTCCCGCAAGGCGGCCCTGCGGGCTGGTTGCTCGTGAAAAAATCTTCCTCACGCTTCGCGTGAGCGTATTTTTTCACGGCAAGCTTTGCCGGAGACCGCCGAAAAACAAACTGGAGGAAGCACAAGAAATAAGAATGCCTACCCGTGTAGGCCATGTATAACGTACAAATGTACGACTCAAAAAAAACATAAGGCTATGGCAGACAAGAGCGCAGAAAAGGAAAGACTGTTCAACGAGTGGTTCACAAAATCCTATGACAGGTTGAGAGGGACGTTACGCCGGTACGGAATGCTGGACGAGGACAATTTCCATGACACCTACCTTTTCGTAAGAAGG